TCTCACGGAGGAAATATCTCTTCCTGTGGACGCATCTGGCGCCGGCGCGGTCTGCATCTTCGCACAGGGACGGATCGTGTGATATGGACTTCGTCATCGTCACCGCGCCGACCATCGAGCCGGTTACTGTCAACGAGGTGAAGGACTACCTGCGAGTGGACACGAACGTGGACGATTCCCTGATCGCCGACCTCATCTCGTCCGCACGGGAGGAGGTCGAGGACTGGACGCGGCGGAAGATGATGGTACAGACGTGGGACTACTATCTCGATGCGTTCCCGCAGAAGAACTACATCATCCTGCCGTTCGGTCGGCTGAACTCCGTGACGTCGGTGAAGTGGAAGGATACGGACGGTACAGAGACGACGTTGGTGGAGAACACGGACTACCTCGTCGAGACAAACGGGGACCAACTCGGGAAGATCATCCTGCCCTACGGGGAGACGTGGCCCTCCGGCCCGTTCTATACGACGCATGCAATCGTGATCCGGTTCGTGTGCGGGTGGACGGCGATGTCATCCGTGCCGGGGAAGATACGGACGGCGATCAAGTTACGCGTCGCGGCGAGGTACGAGGACCGTGGGGAGTCCGTCGTCGGGCAGACGGTTGTTGAGAACAAGGCAGCGGAGATGCTGATCGCGTCCGAGCGGCTGTGGTGGTGCTTCCAGTGAGGATCGGTGGGCTGCGTCACCGGATCGAACTCCAGAAGTTCACGTCCGTCGCCGACGGCATGGGCGGGTCGACGAATACGTGGAATACCGAAGACACGGTACGCGCTGCCATCTGGCCTGCGTCGGCGGCGGAGCAGTTGAAGGCCGGGGCGCAGACGATGACTGCGACGCATCGCATCCAGATCCGGTACTACGATGGATTGGCTCCATCCTGGAGGGTTAAGTTCGGAACGCGGTACTTTTCGATCGTCAGCATTATCGACAAGGACGAGAAGCACGTCCAGATGGACCTGATCTGCCGCGAGGTCGTTGCATGAACGCGCTGTCGCTTGACCTCACTATCGCTAGGAAGTGCGACGCATGAAGAACCTGACGACCGCCATCTACTCGCACGCGACCGGCACGGCGTTCTCCACGTCCGTCGGCGGGCGGTTCTACAAGGCCCGCATCCCGCAGGGTACGGCGTTCCCGCATGCGTTGTTCTTCGTCGTGACGGATACGCCGATGGACACGTTCACCGACAGCATCGAGGACGTGACCGTGCAGTTCTCGATCTTCTCGAAGGCGTCGAGCAGTTCCGAGATCGAGGACATCTTCACGAACCTGAAGTCGGCGTATGACGGGGCGTTGCTTACGGTAACCGGGAACACGATGATCACGCTGGATCGCGGCGTAGCGAACCTGACGACTGTAGCGGAAGACACCCCGGACGGGTCGGGGGAATACTGGCAGTACGACGTCGACTACAGCATCATCATGCAGAAAAACTGAGGGGAGGCAGCATGGCGAATCCGGGGAGCGGAGTCCCGAAGGACAGCGCGAAGTTCGCTGAGTCCGCGACGATCGCGGTGTCGACGTCGGAACCAGAGGCGGTTCCGTTTGCGAGCGGCAACCTGACGGGTATCCCGATGGTCGAGGAGATTGAGAAGTACGTCTACTCCATCGGGACGGACGACGTCCAAGTGTTCGGTGGGGACAAGATCGGGGGTGGGTACATCCAACAAATCCCGGAGGAGATCGCTCCGTGTGTCCACGCGATGCTGTCCTCCAGTGAGCACATTGACTCATACCTTGAGATCGGTTCCGCCGCCGGGGGTATGACGCTGCTGATGCATAACTACTTCGCGCCGGCTGTGATCACGCTGGTCGACACGAACGAGCATCCACGTTGCGTGAACCGCCCGCAGGTGCTTGCTGGCATCAAGCGTGATGAGGTGATCGGGGACTCGAACAGCGAGGAAACCGCAGCGAAAGTCAACGCCCTCGGATACGTTTACGACGCGATCATGATCGACGGCGTTCATTACTACGCGAACGTGAAGAAGGACTACGACCTGTACGCACCGCTCATCAGGGACGGCGGGTTCCTCATGCTGCATGACTCCGTGCGGACGGCCTGGGGTGTGCCGAGACTTGTCGCCGAACTGAAAGAATATCCAGCATGGCAGTTCATCGGCGAGTGGGCGTCGAAGAAGATGACGCCGTGCGGCGTCGCGCTGTTCCAGCGGGTGACGTGATGGCAATTGTCTCCGAGGCGGGCAGTCTTACCCCGAAAAAGGGACTGGACGGGAGGAGGAGTTGAAGTTCTCATTCGGCGCACTCGTGAACGACATCGTCAGGTTGGACATGGTGCTGCGGAAGTCGGAACTTGATCCGACGCTGCCGTGCCATACCATCAAGACCCCTTCCTGCGCGACGGTGGGGATGAACAAGTTGATCGCCCTGTTTGAGAAGGACGGCGCGGACGTGGGTGTCCTTACGCATCAGGACATGTTCTACCGGAACGGCTGGCTCAAGCAGGTGGAAAGCCAGATCAACCTGCTGCCGTCGAGTTGGGTCGTCGCCGGGATCGTGGGGAAGGACATGGGCGGCGCGATCTGCGGGAAGTTCCACGACATGCGCATTCCGCAGTGCTTCAACACGGACGATCTGCACACGTTCCCACATCCCGCTTCGTGCTTCGACGAGTGCTGTATCCTCGTCAACATTAAAAAGGGGTTCCGGTTCGACCAGCGGTTGCGCGGGTTCGACCTGTACGGGACACTCGCTGTCTGTCAGGCGTGGGAGATGGGAGGAACGGCGTGGATCATCGACGCATACGCGGAGCATTACTGCATGCGCCCGTTTACGTGGTTCCCCGACAAGCAGTTCGAGATGGGGTTCAAGTGGTTGCATGAGAGGTTCCCGGACGCGCCGCGCATCGACACGACGGTGCTCGGCGTCCCGAAGAAGAGCAACCCGGCGAGGTACGACAAGGAGGAACCTACCGACAAGAAACTGCATGACCAGATAGAGGCTGCGAAAAAAGAGGCGAAAGAGGCGGTCGTCTGATGGGGAACAGCGGGAGGTTTCAAAAGGGGGATAAGACGAATCTCGGCAGGGTTCCGACCGAGGAGCAGCGCCGGAAGCAATCTGAGGCGATGACCGGTAGAAAATTGACTAAGGCGCATCGGCAGAAAATACGGGAAGGAATGGTGCGTGCTAAGGCGGAGGGTAAACAGATTGGGCGGGCGAATGGGGCTGCCCCGTGGAACAAGGGGTTGCACATGGACCCGATCCACCTACATACGCCGGAAGTAGCCCGGAAAATATCGAGAGCATTAAGGGGCAGAAAACTCACTGAGGAGCATAAAAAAGCCTGCTCGCTTGGGATGAAAGGTAAGAGGAACTCCCCCGCGACGGAGTTTAAGAAAAACTGCATCCCGTTTATGAAGGGGAAGAAGCACAAAAGATCGTCAAGATTGAAAATGAGCATAAATGGGAAAGGGAAGCACGATCATTCTGAGGAAGCCGTGAAGAAAATGTTGAAAAGGAGAATCCCTACTTCCTTGGAGTCAAAGTTTATTGAGATCTGCTCGGACAACGAGTTGCCATATAAGTACGTCGGGGATGGTTCATTCATTGTAGGTGGGAAAAACCCAGATTTCATAAATATGAACGGCGAAAAGGTCGCGATCGAAGTGTATGCGAGGTATTACAAGTGGAGGCACACGGATAACATCAATGAATGGAAAAAAGAAAGGAGAAAAGTATTCCAAGAATACGGGTGGAAAGTGTTGTTTTTCGATGAAACGCAGGTCAATGAGCGGGCGGTTTTACGCCGCCTAACTACCTGAAGGGAGGACATTAAATTGTCCAGCATCGGCGGGCGTTTGGCGAAGATCATGTATGGGTCGACTGTTGTTGCAGGCATCGGGACGTGGAGCATGTCGGGGTTCGTCCCGGACATCCAGGAGGACACGGCGTTCGGGGATACTGTTAAGACGTGGGTTCGCGCCGGGATCGACGATGCGGGTACGGTGTCGTTCGACGGCTTCTACGACCCGGCTGACACGAACGGGCAGGTCGCGCTGAACGCGCTCGCGACGAACACGAGCGGGCTGACGAACCTGTACTTCTACGAGTCGACCTCCGTGTTCTGGCGGGTCGGCACCGGCGGGACGATCCTGCTCGACAAGTTCAACGTCGTCAACATGAGTAAGAACGGGCTGGCGACCATATCGTTCTCCGGCAAGGTCAGCGCTGCGGCGATGGAGCGCGTGTCGTAACGTCTGAAAACCAGAACAGGGAGGAACGATGAGATTCGATCTGTCCGAAGTACAAGGCGAGTGGTTCAACTTCTTCCGGTCCGAGATCAAGGAGAACGGTGACGTCAACTACCTTGACCCCGAGCCGAACGCCGGGAAGGTCTGCCTGCGGATTGCGGATGCTGACGCGATCGAACGCATACAGGCACAGACA